TGTATATAATATATTCTTATCTTGTTCATATTACAAGTATTTAATCCATGTTATTACTTAGCATATAACATTCTTTCAAATACCTCGTCTGCTTTGTCTGAGTATGAAGGAGCTAACTGATTTTTAATGTAAAAGATTTTCATCTCTTCCAATACATCAGTAAGACATTCAGCAGACATCTCCCATCCATCAACATCGCCTTGCAGATCTATACCATATTCACTATTTCTTTCTTCTGCCTTCATCAGCTCTTTCCTGGAAAGACAACAACCTTCAAACAAGATAGTGCCCAGGTTATACCTGGAAACAAACTGACCTTCTTCCCCAAAGGTTTCCTTATATTTTAAATCATAGAACTCTACCATTGGCTCATCGTCATCGTGAGTAAGGCAGTTATCCAGGCCATACTTATCGCCCTTCATTACCAACTTAACTCTCCAATTTCTTTGTAAAGATACTCTTGTATTTGGATCAAAACATATGACCTCATTAGCTGTGTTATTTATTTTAGTTATGTACATTTAGTTTCTCCTTTTTATTGTTTGAATGATACAGATCTACCAGGGTTTGTGCCCTGGTAAATTTGTACCTAACTTTTAATATTTTACTATCTGATTTGATGCCCAGGTTTTAAGTTCGTCAACCTTGTTAGATCTGTACAAAGATCTTGGCAATCTCTTCTGTAAAAACCAGGTGTACCATTTTCTTTTAGATACAGTTCTGTATCCTTTAGCCAATCTGATCACAACAGAATACTTATCAATTAATTTATCTATGAAAATTGAGAAGGAAGATTTATCTCCATAAGTTTCAAGGCCATAGTGAACACACCACTCAGCTACTGCCTGGGTAGTGTTAACTCTGATCCAATCTTTCATTTGATCTTTAACATCAAATTTCCAAACAGTATCCATAGATACTTTCTTCACTTCATTGTAATACTTAACCTTGTGACTAAGCCTAGTTACAAAGTGAGCTGCCATCTCACTACTCATAAAATAAAATATTTTGGTTGGTGTAATTAATCTGCTGTCATCCTTGGTTGTCACAACTCTTTTAGATGTTTCAACAGTTACTTTAAATAACAAATCATAATGCATAGTTTCTCCTTTGTTTGTTGTTCGTATTATATTCGCACTATTTTCACTATCTAATATATATCATTCTGCTATCGTTTCAATAGTTATTTGATATTAATTTAATAGGAGATATGAAAGTGGCAGAAAACCAGGAAGAATTGGTATCACTTTTTGTGAGGATACCTATCCCATTGAGGGATCAATTCAATAAGATCTGTAAAAGTAAACGCAGATCCCAGGCAAGTATGATCCAGGAGCTGTTAGAAAATTATGTTGATGGATACAACAAAGCATTGGATCCACCGGCAACAACTAACCTGGACCAGGCCTTACGATCTGTGAGGATCAATGAAAAGTAAATACAACAATAAGAAAGTAAAGTTAGATGGAGTTATGTTTGATAGCAAATCTGAGGCTGCCTATTATTGGACACATCTTAAACCAAGGTTGGAACAGGGCGAGATCTCGCAGCTAGAGTTCCATCCTAAAATCAAATGCGAAATTAATGGGAGGCACATATGTTACTACAACGCAGACTTTCGTTACCTAGATCTAAACCAGGAAGGACCACTAAATCAGACAGGCTGTTATGTCCTGGTGGAAGTGAAGGGATACAAGACAGAAACTTACAGGCTAAAAATAAAACTAGTCGCAGCTCTGCATCCGGCATTGAAAATCTTAGTGATCTCAAGCAAGGAGTTAAGGTCAGAGATATCGTTGTTACCACCGGACAGTTTACAGGAATAACACCGGATCAGATCTTGTCTGAACGCAGAGAACCTACCTGGGTAGAGGCCAGGCATATTGTTTGTTTTTTATCTGTGCAGCTAACAGGTTATTCATATCCAAAGATAGGACACATTCTATCCAGGGATCACACAACAATTATTTATGGTAATAAAAAGATACAAGAAAAAATTAAAACAGATCCGGAGCTCAGAGATCTTGTTGGAAGAATAGTAGATTATCTTAATGGAAAAAAGTGATTTAACTCCGGATCCTGTAAGAGATCCACCGGTAGGTAAATACCAATGTCCAGGAGGTCATATGATATTACCGGCCAGGGCATATGGAGATGAAAGATTTAATCAGTATCCAATGACGTTTAGATGTTTTGCTATTTGTTGTGCTCACGCAAACTCCTGGACCGGAGTGTTCTTTGTAAACCAGGCTACCATATCCAAGATACTAGGCAGCAGCCAACAAGCTATCTCTCAGCATATGACCAGGTTAAAGAAATATGGTTACCTGGAGAAACTACGCAATGCAGATATCAGAAGAAAGTATGGAAGGAAGGGAGCTCTATGGAGAGTGATCTACGATCCAAGGATGAGCTACCAGGATGCCATTGTGAAACAACCGGCAAAGGATAGGGATCCCAAGTTAGAGAATGAAATAGCAGAGAATACAATGTCTATGATACATCAAGATACATATAAATCTAAAAGGAAGAAGGCCAAGGATCCTGTGGATAACTCTGATGTAAACAAGGTGGAGGTTGTACAAGCTACAGCTAGTAATGAGAGTATTAACAAGGTGGACCTTAAAAAGGAATACAAGGCACAGCTAGTGAATAACTCCAATGATATAACTAATAATATATATATAGATAAAAATGAATGTAGAAGTATATGCAATTCATACAAGCAATTGATCTACGAGTTATGGGGATCTGATTGGCAATACGATCTAAGACAGTTAGCAATTGCAGAGGATCTATTAAAGATAGGTTATACAAAAGAAACATTCCTTGTTGATGCAAAGAAAATGCTGCAATGGAAAAGGAATAAGAGTTCTCCACCAATACAATCCTTACAATACTTTGTTTCCAGGAGGAAGAACCAGGAGAAACCAAGGGATGCACAGCAGATCATTAGTCATATGGCAAACAGGATGAGGTTAAAATAATGGAAGAGAGAATAAAATTTATACAAAACTCAAAGGAACCTATGGGATTTGTATCTGTAGGCCACACACAGAAAAATTATTTATTTAGACAAGGTTGCGATCCCCCTTTTCGCTCTCTGTGTATATTGTGGGTAAAGCACAAAAATTTTTTCCCATATTCATCAGAACGAAAAACAAGGAGTTAATATGAAAAAAGTATATGATGTAGTCCAGGCTAAAGACATTGAAGGCCAGGAAAAACCAAAATGGTTGAATTGTGGTGTTGCCTTAGTAGAGGAAGGCAAGAAAACCAGGATCAAGTTAGATGTATTGCCATTGCCGGATAACAAAGGCGAAGTATGGCTAACCTTGTTTCCTAAAAAACCAAAAGACAACGATCCTCTATAGTGGTAGTGTAAGGTATGACAAATAGAGTAATACCACCTGTAGGTAGATTTGGAGGGATAGGAGATCTCCAAAAGAGATTAAGAGGATCTCAGATCATCTATGACAATAGGGATGACCTGGCGAAGGTTATGCTCCAAATTGCCTCTGCGAAGATCACAGACATCGTTACCTGGGAAAATGGTACGACACACCTCAAAGATGTTAAAGACATCTCTGAGGGTGCTCTAAACTCCATTAAGAAGGTAAAAATCACTCCTACTAAGAATGGCGATATAATTGAGATTGATATGGTAGATAAGGTTAGGGTTATGCAGCTCCTAGCTAAATCATCCGGATTATTGGACCAGGAGAAGGATGGAGAAAAACCGGCTGTAGTCAGCATTGAAATGGTTATGCCGGAAGAAAGGAAAGCAAATGATACAGAAGAAAATAAAAACACTATGGAACAACTTGGCTCCAATCCAGGGAAAGTACATAGCAAAGGCAAAAGATCAAAACAAAGATCTTAAAATAGTCTACCAGGACCGGCATATGATTGTTGCTAATAGTAGATTAGATAAGCCTGTAAGAATTGCCAATATTCCGGATAAGTTTACCGGATCCACAAATGAGCTCTACTACTTTGCGTGGGATCCTGTAGATCCTAGACAGCAGAGTTTGTTATGAAAAAAAAAATAATTAAAACCATAAAGGCAAACAGGTATGAAGTTCTGTGGAATTTTTACCACACAGTTATAGTAATTCTATTGGCCGGTATCTTGATAGTTGAACTGTTAGAGTATCTAAGATATCCGGCTCATTTCTTTGGAGTATAAGTAATGGACCAGGAAAAAAAAATTTTAAACACTCCATCCACTCTTAAATTTGATTTTAGTAGTGCACCAACAATAGCATCATTCATAAATGATAAAGCATTTATAAGGGGAGTGATGGGGCCTGTTGGATCCGGAAAGAGTTATGGATGTTGTGCAGAAATTTTTAGAATGGCCCTGGCACAGAAACCTAGTCCAAGAGATGGGATAAAATATTCCAGGTTTGCAATTGTTAGAAACACTCATCCTATGTTGAGAACGACTACATTGAAAACCTGGTTGGAGCTCTTGCCGGAACACTATTGGGGTAATGTGAAATACTCTCCTCCAATCACACACCACATAAAGTTACCGGCAAGGGATGGAGCTGCCGGTGTAGATATGGAGGTTATATTTCTTGCGTTAGATGATCCTAAAGATACCAGGAAACTTTTATCTCTTGAATTAACAGGGGCCTGGATAAATGAGGCTAGAGAGCTGCCGGTCCAAATTATAGAGGGATTATCACACAGAGTAGGAAGATATCCTACGCAGAGTGATGGAGGGCCTAGTCAGTATGGGATAATACTTGATACGAATAGTATGGATGATGATCATTGGTACTACAGATATGCAGAGAAAGAAAAACCAAAAGGAAAATTCTCCTGGAAATTTTTTAGACAACCACCTGGCATATTAGAGATCCCACATTCACAAGTGCCTCAAGATATGCCGGAGGCCCAGGGATATTACTTTGCTGCCGGTAGATGGTATAAGACAAATCCTAAAGCAGAAAATTTAAAGAACCTTCCGGAAGGGTATTATGAACAGCTAACAACCGGAAAGCAATTAGATTGGATTAAGTGTTATGCCCAGGCAGATTATACATTTGTTAGGGAAGGTAAATCAGTTTGGCACGAATTTGAACCACAGAGTATGATTGCAGAATTAGAACCGGATCCAAAGTATCCTGTTAATGTAGGATTGGATTTTGGATTAACTCCGGCTGCTGTGTTCTGTCAAAAAGTAAAAGATGGAAGATGGCATATTTTACACGAGCTCGTAACTTTTGATATTGGTCTTAATAGATTTGTATCAATGCTTAAATCAGAAATGGAAATGTATTTTCCAGGTTACAAGTTTAACGTATGGGGAGATCCGGCAGGAAATCAGAGAGATCAGATTTACGAAACAACTGCCTTTCAACACCTTAATGCTAATGGGATCCTGGCAAGGCCTACAATCACTAATGAATTTAAAACTAGAAGAGAGGCCGGTGCTATTCCTATGACCAGGTTAATCAATGGTAAACCTGGTTTGTTAGTTAATAAGAGCTGTAAACAATTAATCAAAGCATTAAATGGTGGATATCATTTTCAACGAGTGATGAAAGGATCCGGCACAGAGGTCTACAAAGATAGTCCGGTAAAAAATAATCATTCTCATATTGGGGATGCATTTGGTTATGCTCTCCTGGGGGGTGGCGAACATACAGCTATGGTAAGAAGAGGTAGCCAATTTCGTTCACAAACAAATACAAAGGTTTTAGATTTTGATGTTTTCACTTGATAATTTTAAAAAAGACTACTGCCCATTTTTAAAAGAACCGGACAAGATAGTTACTTTTGATCCTGTACATTATCATATGTTAGATCTTAATTCATTTGATGAAGAATATAAAAAACACTTTCCGGATTATGGACAATACTTAACAGGCTATACGCAAAAAGGTTTAGCATACACAGGATTATCTGAGGGAACAATCTACGCAATCTTTGGATTTTATCAGTTGTGGAGAGGTAATGCAGAATTTTTTTTGATCCCAAGTAAACATATCAATAGAAAAGCTATGGTATTTCATAAGGTATCATTAAAGTTTTTTGAATATGTTGCGAACATAATGCAACTAAACCGGCTACAGTTCACAGTTTGTTCAAGAAATATTCGTGCTGTGAAATGGGCGAAATCGTGTAAATTCATAGAAGAGGGTATTTTACGCAAATATGGTATCCTTGGAGATGATTATATAATGTTTGCAAAATATTATGATAAGGAGAAATAGATGGGTGGAATTTTTAGTAGGCCCTCTCCTCCACCACCACCACCACCGGTAGTAGATGAGAGTTTAAGCAGACGAGAAAAAGCTGCTGAAGAACGAGAAAGAAGTGAAAGAAGGCAAATTGCCTCCAGGAGAAAAGCTCGTAGAGGTGGTGGCAAAAGATTGCTTATGACAGCAGCAAGGTTTGAAAATATGGGTGGCGATCAAAATCAAATTGGCACACAGAAAACACTTGGTGCAGATAGAAATCCAAGAGATGTGGGATAATATTAATGGTTACCAAGCAATGGTTACGCAATCCAAAATGGAGGGAAGATGTATCACAGCAAAACAATGAAGGGGATGAAGGACAGCAACAGCAAGAAAAAAGCTCTGAAGAAAAAGATGGGGAAGAAATACGGAACCAAGAAAAAGGATCAGAGCAAGGCTAAGTCCTATGGTGGCTAAGAAACACCAAAATCCTAGTGGAGGATTAAATGCAGCCGGAAGAAAGCATTTTAAAAAAACAGAAGGATCTAATTTAAAACCTCCTGTAAAAAAAACTCCCAAGAAAGGAACTGCTGAATTTAACAGGAAGATTAAGTTTGCAGCTCGTTTTGGTGCAATGGATCATCCAATGAAGGATGATAAAGGTAGGCCAACCAGGTATGCATTAAGCCTAAGAGCCTGGGGATTTAATAGTCCGGAACAGGCAAGGGCCTTTGCAGAAAGACATAAGGCAGCATAGTTATGAGCATTAGTAAATCAGAGGAAAAAAAATTAAAGAAACACAAGCCTCATCATAGTAAAAAACATTTAAGATCAATGAGATCTCTAATGAAGAAAGGTTTGAGTTTTGGCAGAGCTCATACTAATGCAATGAAGAAAGTAGGGAAGTAGTGTTAAATCCAAAAGAAATTAAAAAAAGATATAAGATAGCTCAAGCTAGAAAAGAGCAATGGAGGACCATATACGAAGAGGCTTACGAATTTTGTTTGCCAATGAGAAACCTCTTTGATGGGTACTACGAGATGGATAGTACACCAGGCCAGGATAAAATGAAAAGAGTGTTTGATAGTACAGCTATGCACTCTACATCAAGATTTGCTAATAAAATTCAATCTGCCCTTTTTCCTCCCCAACAAAATTGGTGTAGGTTGATGCCAGGGGAAGATGTGCCACCGGACAATAAAGTGGAGGCACAACAAGTTTTAGATCTTTATGCAGATAAAATGTTTTCTGTTATGAGGCAATCCGGATTTGATCTTGCCCTGGGGGAGTTTCTTTTAGATCTAGCAGTAGGCACAGCCTGTATGCTAATACAACCAGGAACAGGAGATGTTCCAATCAAATATACATCAATACCACTTTATCAAATATCTTTTGATGAAGGACCGGATGGTGGAGTTGGTTATGTCTATAGAAAATTTAAAAGACCTTTTGAGGTTATAGCTCAAGAGTATCCGGATGCTACAATTCCAAAAGAAGTAGCAGACAAGTATAAAGAAAAACCACAATCAAATGTAGAGCTGCTAGAGGTATCATACAAAAAAGACAACCAGGTTTATTATTGCCTTCAAACTATGGAAGGAGATCACAAGGTTGTCAGCAGAAAACTTAAATCTATGCCTTTTGTTGTGTCCAGGTATATGACAGTAGCCGGAGAGGTTTATGGTAGAGGGCCTTGTCTGTATGCATTACCGGATATCAAATCATTAAATAAAGTTATGGAGCTCACTCTTAAAAATGCATCACTAAGTATTGGTGGTGTATTCACAGCAGTAGATGATGGTGTACTTAATCCACAGACTATTAAGATCCAACCAGGTGCAATCATAGGTGTGTCATCTAATGGAGGAGGTAGGGGCCCTAGTCTTGCACCATTACCTAGATCCGGAGATCCACAGCTCTCAGAGATCAATGCTCAACAACTTAGGGTTGCAGTTAAAAAAGCATTGTTAGATGAAGGACTACCACCGGAAACAGGTAATCCAAGAACAGCACTAGAAATACAGGCCAGGATGAGTGACCTATCGCAGAACCTGGGAAGTGCCTTTGGAAGATTGATAAATGAAACAATGTTTCCAATCGTTAGAAGAACATTACAGCTAATGGATGAGATGGGAATGATAGAGCTCCCATTAAAGATTGATGGACTACAGGTTACTATTCAACCTGTATCTGAATTAGCTATGGCAAGTAATATGAGCAAACTACAACCACTATTCCAATATATGCAAATAGCACAAGGATTAGGAGCTAGTGGAATGATGGCACTAAAGACAGATGCTATTGCTGATTATATCCTGGATCAGATGGGAGTTGATGCTAGGTTAAGAAACACACCGGAAGAGAAACAAGTATTGATGGAACAGATGCAGCAACAGGCCCAGGCTATGGGGCAGATGCAAGGAGCTCAGATGAACCAGGAAGAAGGAGCAGCTCCACCGGTTGAAGGCGAGGTACAAGGATGAGGAACCAGGCAGATAAGATCAGAGATATTAACTCTCCTGGATGGGATGGAGTTAACTCAAATGTAGAAACATTAAGAGTATCTAACAGAGAGCAAGAGCTAGGATTAGATATTTCTTTTAAAAAGACATTTGAAACAAAAGATGGTAAAAAGGTATTAGAGTATTTGAGAAAGGTCACTATAGAACAACCATCCTGGATACCTGGTGCAGAGGCATCTATAGGTTATTCTAGAGAAGGACAAAACTCAATAGTTCGTGAAATAGAGCAACGCATAAGGAGAGCAAATGAACCAAGTAAATAATAATGCTGCTGTAGAGGAAACAGTAAGTGAAGATCCTAGTATTACATCTCCTCTAGCAGATAACAAAGGAGTAAGTAATGTTGAGGAAAATGAAGAAAAAAGTATCCCACATCTTGCAGAAGATGAAGATAGCAATACAGAGGATGATGAAGAGTTTGAAAGACCGGATTGGTTCCCTCAAAACTTTTGGGATAAAGATGGTCCGGACCTGGAAAAGTTCGCTGAAAGCTATAATCATCAGAGGAAACTCATCTCCCAAGGTAAACACAAAGCACCGGAAGATGGCGAGTACGAAACGATCATCCTTGAAGAAAAAGGTGTAAATCTAGAAGAGCCTATAGCTCAAACATTTTTATCCTGGGCAAAGGATCATCAGATCTCCCAGGGTGCATTTGACGATCTAGCATCTAAGGTTATGGATATTACTCAATCTAATGTTGAGGACCAGGATGAATTAGTAGCAGATATGAAAGCAGATCTTGGACCGGATGCAGATAATATTATTAAATCTAATATCCTATGGGCAGATGGTTTAGTACGCAAAGGTATACTTTCAGAAAGTGAAAGAGAAGAACTAGATGTTATGGGAGGTACTCCGGAGGCACAAAGGATCCTTGTTAAGTTAAGAACAATGCAAGGAGATATGGCTCCTATCCCAACAGTATCATCTCCGGAAGGAGCTGAAAGCGAAACTGAATTTAAAGATAAAATGTCTAAGGCAATGTCAGATCCTCGTTATGGTGTAGATGCAAACTATACCAGGGGGGTTGAACAGGAGTATGTAAAAAGATATAACAAGTCTTAGATTGCTGAACATAATTCACAAACAGAGAGCCGGTCTGACGGACCTGTAGTATTACTTGTTTGGTATCCATCTAGGGCCGGATGTAAAACGGCCCACCAATCTCTGATTGTTACAAAATGTTACAATACTACATATTGTATTTTTTTAGTATACAAGGCACAGATTGTATGATATTTATTACATTGAATGATAACAGGCTTTTAAACTGCCATTCTGTTACAGATCAAATCTGTCAATGCATATAGGATTATGTAGAGGCAGCCCTGGACACCAGGACAACTAACCTCGCTTAAAAAACAATTGAGTAATAGGAGGTTAGTATGACCACTCAAGCAAATCTATCTCCGGCATTTGTTCAACTGTTTGATGCAGAAGTACACCAGGCATATCAGTCTAGTGCAGTTTTGCAAGGAGCAGCGAGAACAAGAACCGGTGTAGTTGGATCTACAGTAAACTTTCCCAAGGTGGGTAAAGGTCAAGCTAGTGTGAGAACACCGGCTACTGATGTAGTTCCACTAAATACTGCATTTAGTTCTGTGTCCTGTTCGCTTACTGATTATGTAGCAGCAGAATATTCAGATATCTTTTTGCAGCAAAAAATCAACTTTGATGAAAGGCGAGAGTTAGCAGCAGTTGTTGGTAACGCAATAGGTCGTAGGCAAGATCAGATTATGTTAGATGCATTGTCTACAGCTAGTGCCGGATCCTCTGTGGCTAATACAGTTGTAACGACAGGTACAGCAGCAGCATCAAATTTGAATGTAGGAAAAATCATTGAGGCCAAAAAGCTATTGGACAAGAAAAATGTTCCTTCTCAAGGCAGACATATGATTATTCATGCGAACACTTTGGCTGGACTTCTCTCAGATGAGAGGGCAGTTAGTTCTGATTTTCAGACGATACAAGCCTTAGTCCAGGGAAGTGTAAACCAAATGATGGGATTTACCTTCCATATTCTAGGCGATAGGGATGAAGGAGGATTAAGTATTGATGGATCTAATGATCGTACTTGTTTCGCTTTCCACCAATCAGCTCTAGGTGTGGCAGTAGGAATAGCTCCTTCAACAGAGGTAAATTACATTGCTGAGAAAACGTCTTTCTTAGTGACTAGTAAACTTTCTATGGGATCAGTAGTTATTGATACTGATGGTCTTGTAGATGTAATTTGTAGGGAGGCTTAATTATGGCTTTTGATCGTAAACAATGGAATCCAATAGGTGGACAATCAAAGAAGGGCACAGCTCCTCAGATGTTCTCCTACACTACGACAGATAGCCAGGCAACAGTACGAGCCTCCGGCTATATGAATGATGTTGCACAGGATGTTTCTGTGGGCGATATCATATTCGTAAATGCATCTACAGGTGGAACACTTACTGCATCAATTCACACAGTTGTGAGCAATGCTAGTAATGTGGTTGACCTAAGTGATGGAACAACAATAGCTCAGACAGATACTGACTAAGCTATGATAACAACTTGGATGGCGAGGGTTTGTTTCTCTCCTCGCCATCTAAGATATAAAAGAAAGGAATTGTATGGCAGCCGGAGATACAGATGTAAGCATAACTAATAAAGCTCTTTTGTTCCTGGGTGCAGAAACAATAACCTCTTTTGCTGATGGTACTCCACAGGCCTCAATATCAAAACAGTTATACAAAGAGGTAAAGCTATCCACATTAGGTATGTATCGTTGGAGTTTTACTATAGCTAAACAACAATTAGCTAGAGATACAGTTACACCTAATTCTGAATGGACCTACCAATACTTGTTACCTAACGATATGGTAACCGGTGTGCCGGAGGCTGTTAGAACTACAGCTACTCCAGGTGGAGCTCTTTTACAAAATTGGGAAATAAATCAGAGCTCAACAGGTGGAGCTGTCTTAATGACAGAGAGCACAGAGATCCATATAGACTATCAAAAAGTGATTAGTGAAGGA